TAAGCCCCGAGGTAGGGGGGGTGGCTGTAGACCCGTCTGTGAGTAATATTATTGGGGGTGTAACCGATGCCTTTGGTAGGTTTGGGGGTGACCCCAATTTTGGCATGAACTTGGCGACTTATGCGAGTGAACTGCCCCACAATATAATGGATGCCGAAGATAGTGCTAAGTTTGCGTTACATGGCAGTTCCTCCTTAAATCCGGTGACTTGGGGGATTCTGAGGACCGCCGCCAATGTACTGGGAAAGGATTACCTTGAAAAGGCGGGGCTTGAGGAGGCCCCAGAGCATCTCCCAGGTTTGGTTGATGTGTTGCGAGGCTATCGAACTGAAAAGGGATGGCTGGGAGGCGAAACCCAGCACCCCATATCTTTAACTTTTGATATGCCCACTGGGACTGGTGAAGCCATAAATACCTCTCTGCTTGGAATATTAAACAATCAGATAGGGAATATATCCGCACACGGAGGCCAACCCCCGCACCACATAAGCGGTTTACTGGGTATAGCTGACGATCTCAGTGGTGATCCAGTAGAGGATTTGGGAGAGGTCTTGGGAAAATATTCTGAACACATGGAAAAAGAAGAATGAGAACTGAGAAACAGGAAGCCTTTATTGAAGCCTTTTGTTTAACGGGAAACGCCGCGAAAGCCGCCGAAATGGCAGGCTATTCGGACAAAGCCTCTAAACAGAAAGGTTACGCCCTAAAGAAGCAATTCGCTGAAGAGATAGCCGAGAAAACTAGGGATATGATGCGTGATGCTGTCCCTGGGGTTCTAGCTAAACTGCACGAACTGATAGAGGTATCCTCTTCAGACGCAGTAAAACTAGGGGCTATAAAAGACTTCCTCGATAGGGCCGGTCTGAAGCCCGTGGAGAGAGTAGAGCAGAAAGTCTCCCATGTAGAGGGGGCCTCTTTAGACGAACTCAGGAGGGAGCTTGAGGCTCTGACAGGATCTTCTGATCCCGAAGAAATCCCTAAGCTGGTGAACTGATGACACATAGGGTCGGGCATGATATATGGATAGGGAATGTAAAACAGCCCCCATTGCCTAAGGTATACAGAAGTACAGTTCCTCCATCCAGACGATTTGAGTCGAACAAAGGTATTTTGGAGAGCCTGAAGGGCACCACAAGTTCTGGTCTTTTGTCTGCCGGAGAAGTGCCTCCGTTTTACCAGGGGCCAAAGGATGTATACCCATACAATTCCGCAGAATCTAGGAGAGAGGATGAGGAGGATATGATCCTGAAGGAGATGGAGAGCGTTACAAACCAAATCCCTGGTTTATATGAATCGGACCCAAGGTTACATTGGATGGGGTATCCGAGGGCATTCTGGAGTAGGTATCATTCAATTATAAACAGGCCGCACTGAATGCCCATCCAACGCTGTACACTAAAGGGAGGCAAGAAGGGCTGGAAGTACGGAAAATCTGGGAAGTGCTACGCTAAGAAGGCTTCCGCACAACGACAGGCAGCAGCAATCCATGCAAGTGGCTACAAGAGTAGAACTGGAAAAAGCGGTAGAAATCGCTAGGGAGATACGGACAAGGGAACGCTTCTCTAGGATTGATTTCTATGATCCCTACCCCTACCAGCTAAACTTCCACAAAACAGGCTCAGAGGCCAACCAGAGGCTTCTCATGGCCGCTAATCGCATAGGAAAGTCCTACTGCGGTGCCGCAGAGATGGCTTACCATGTAACAGGGCTTTATCCTAAATGGTGGCAGGGTCGTAGATACCGACAGCCAATAATCGCGTGGGCTGGTGGAGTATCAAACGAGACAACGCGAGATATCGTTCAATATGAACTATTGGGTTCCCCGGATGACCCAGAAGCCTTCGGTTCAGGTTCCATACCTAAAAATCTAATAATAAAAACCGAGAGGAAACCTGGAGTCCCTAACGCCAAGTCGGTCGCCCTGATCAGGCACGTTAGTGGCGGGAACTCTTCTTTATTCTTCAAAGCCTACGAGATGGGCCAGGAGAAGTGGCAGGGTAGGAGTGTAGATTGCATCTGGCTGGACGAAGAGCCGAGCAGAGAAATATACTCTCAAGCTGTTACTAGAACCTTGGATCGTAAGGGTATGATTTATATGACTTTTACGCCAGAGCAGGGGATGACGGAAACCGTTGCATCCTTTATGAACAATCTCCAATCAGGCCAATCCCTGACTAACGCTACTTGGGATGACGCCTCCGAGAGAATCTTCTCCCAGAATGGGGAGAGAGGGCACCTCTCAGAATCCGTAATGGAGCAGATTCTTTCATCTTACTCCCCGCATGAAAGGGAGATGAGGAGGAATGGCAGGCCCTCTATTGGGTCGGGATTAGTCTTCCCCCTGGGTGAAGAGAAGGTAATGGTAGACCCCTTCCCCCTAGAGGATCATTGGCCTCGTATAGCGGCTATTGATTTCGGGTGGGATCATCCGACAGCAGTGGTCTGGGCCGCTATAGATAGGGAAAATGAGGCATTTTACATATACGATTGCTACCGGGCATCAAAAGCTAGTCCGACAGTACACGCCTCAGTTATACGCTCTCGGCCCCATTTTATCCCCATTGCTTATCCCCATGACGGTAATAGACGAGATTCTATGGGCAATCCTGGCCTCGCTGATCAGTACAGGAATTTAGGCTGTAATTTCCTATTGGAACACTTTACAAACCCCCCCGCATTAGGGAATAACAAAGGTTCTAACTCTATTGAGGAGGGATTAATGGCAATGCTCCAATCGGTAGAAGCTGGAAAGTTTAAGGTTTTCTCTACTTTGTCGGATTGGTTTGAGGAGTTTAGGATGTACCACAGGAAAGATAACAAGGTTGTTCCTCTTCGGGATGACCTGATGTCGGCTACGAGATACGCTTTTCAATCTCAACGTTTTGCGATAGCGGGTGAAGACCCCGCATGGACGAAAGACGTTGAATATCAGAATTATGGAATTATTTAATGGCTAGTGAAAAACTTACTGAAGAAGAGCTGGTAACCAGAATAGACGGCGAAATCGCTGATTCTCTGGGTTATATGGGTGATACTATATCAACCCAACGAGAGAAGGCCATGCAGTATTACTATGGGCTTCCCTTTGGTAACGAGGTGGAGGGTCGCAGCCAGTTTGTAGATTCCACTGTACAGGACACCATTGAATGGATTAAGCCCTCCTTGATGCGAGTATTTGCCTCCGGGGATGAAATGGTAAAATTTAGTCCTCATGGCCCGGAAGACGTAGAAATGGCTAAACAGGCTACAGACTATGTTAATTACGTTTTTACAAAAGACAATCCGGGCTGGGAGATTCTGTATTCTTGGTTTACTGATGCCTTATTGTCTAAAAACGGCATAGTAAAGGTCTGGTGGGATGAATACGCTGAGGACCAGAGAGAGGAATATAGGAATTTAGAAGATATTGAGTTCTCTATGCTGATAAGCGACGATAATGTAGAAGTTATCGAGCATACAGAGTACGAATACGATGGGTTGCCTCGGCATGATGTTGTTATAAAGCGAAGTTCCCATAACGGAAAGATACGCATAGAAAACGTGCCCCCTTCAGAGTTTCTCATCAGCAGAGAATCAAAGAATATTCAGGATGCACGATTTGTATGCCATAGGGTTATAAAGACACTCTCTGAGTTGAGAGAGATGTATCCAGATGAAGACCTTGAGCCAGGTGATCTTGGTGGGGGTGGAGATGATATGTCAGCGTTCTCTGCTGAAAGGTTGGAGCGTTATCAGTTTGATAAATCCGCTAATTATTGGGAAGGCATGGGCGGAGGAGATGACTACGGAGAGGAAGGCTTGAGAACCTATTGGTTACATGAGTCCTTCTTGAAAACAGATTTTGATGGTGATGGTATTACTGAACTCAGGAAAGTTTGCACAGTAGGTTCTAAGGTCTTGGCAAATGAAGAGGTAGACTCTGTCCCATTTGTTTCTATCACTCCAGTAAAGATTCCGCATAAGTTCTTTGGGTTGTCCATTGCAGACCTTGTCATGGAATTACAGTTGATGAAGAGTACGCTTATGCGTAATCTTATGGACAATATGTACAACCAGAACTTTGGTCGGTTTGCAGTTTTAGAGGGGCAGGCGAACCTCGACGATCTACTTACCCAAAGACCGGGTGGGGTCGTTAGAGTTAAATCCCCCAACGCCGTAACCCCCCTCGCTACCCCTGCACTTCAGCCCTACTCTTTCCAGATGCTTGAGTACCTTGATGGTATAAGGGAAGCCAGGGCTGGAACCTCCAAGATGTCTCAGGGATTGGATGAGAACGCCCTGACATCTCATACCACGGCGACAGCCGTAAACGCAGTTATGAATGCGGCCCAAAGTCGCGTAGAGTTGGTTGCTAGGAACTTTGCTGAGACTGGCGTAAAAGATTTAATGATAAGGATATATGAATTACTGTACAAGAATCAAGATAAAGAAAGAGTGGTTAGGTTGCGTAATGAATGGGTTCCGGTACGCCCTGATGTATGGAATGGTAGTTATGACTGCACTGTGTCTGTGGCTTTAGGAAGTGGGAATAAAGACCAACAGATGATGCACCTTTCGCAGATGCTTTCGTTTGCTGGGGAGGCGATGAAAGGCGGTTTAAGGATAGTAAGCGAACAGAATATGTATAATCTTGGGGCATCTCTGGTGAAAGCAATGGGTTTCCAGAATGTAGATGATTTCCTGACCGATCCTTCCCAACTGCCTCCAGAGCAGAAAAGCCCGTCGCCAGACGAACAAGCTAAGTTGATGGAGGCGGAAGTCAAGAAGCAGGAATTAGAAATAAAGGCAGCGGAGGTTCAGCTAAAGGCTCAGAAGATTCAACAGGAATACCAGAAGTTGGCGGTAGACTCCCACTTGAAGCAGGAAGAGATACAGATTGAGCGAGAACAGAAACGTGCCGTAGCAATAGGGAGAACATGAACGAGGAACAAAGGGAAGCGAAAGCTAAAGCCCTACTGGATGACCCGATATTTAACGAGGCATTCGACACACTAAAAAAAGATTTAATGAGCCGTTGGGATCA